AGCGATTCCAGAGAAGTTAGCATAATTTAAGTAATAGGTTCCCTCTTGACCATCAAGTTTATCTGCATTTAAATTTGAAACTAAAGTTGTAGAAGTAACTGTCAGTGGAGATGTGCCAGTAGAAACATTAGATACAAATGTAGATGCAGTAATAATACCAGATACATTAACAGTTCCATCAGTTCTAATTACAGTTCCTGTAGTCGCAGAACCAACAGTTAACTCTGTTCCTGTAAATGTAAAGTTACCATCGTCTTCAAGTTCTCCATCAGTTCCGGCAATAACAACACGGTCGTTTGTCAGGTCTTCTACCTTAAAGGTATTTGCCTGACCACCATCATTAATATCTACAAGTGCATTAAATGTAGAAATACCGGCAACTCTCAGAGTTCCGTTAATATCAAGCAACGACTCTGGTGCTGTGGTGGCAATACCAATCTTACCGTCAGAAATTATACGTGCTCTTTCTTCACCATTTGTTCCAAGAATAAGAGTATTGGAAGCAGGAGAATGTATCGTCGTTCCTGTTCCAAGACTTAATGTGTCGGCAGAAAGTCTTTCCGTCTGATCAATCTGATAGACCTTACCAGATGCAATATTAAAGTTCTCGCTAGACTTTAATGAAGTAGAAGCATTATGATATAGAATTGTTTTTCTATTACCATCCGTTCCTATACCAATTCCTGCGCCATCAAGCAGAACATCATCAGTACAAGTTGTGGCAATACCGATTACCTTATCGGCAATATTTACAGTCGTAGAATCAACTTGGAAGTTTCTACCCTGAACGTATAGGTCACCCTGAATATAAACATTACCACTAGTCGTTCCAACACCAACAGGATGTGGATCAATAATAATATTCTCTGGTCCAGAGATTGTTACGGTTTCTGTCTGACCAAGAGAAATATTAGAATCAAAAGTGGCATCGCCAATTACAGAAAGACCTGCACCAACAGTTACATTTAAATCAACACCAAGACCACCATCAATCTGAACGGCACCAGTATTAGAGTCACCTAATACATTATCAGTTGTATCAGTAAATGTGGCAAGATCAGTAATATTTAAAGTGGTAAATGTTGCACCAGCACCAGGAACGGCAACACCTTTAATACCAGAATATACGGCACCACTAATATAAATGGAATTACCAGCAATCTCTGTCGGAAGATTAGTTCCAATAAAGTTTAAAGTTCCAGAAGCATAATCAAAGAACCATTCTTCGTTCGTTTCTGCAGCAGATAATGTTGTGCCAGAAGCAGCGGCAGAACCAGCTTGCCCAGAAGTATGAGCATAAACTTTAATCAAGTATGTTGATCCTACTTCAGGAGGAATCCAATCAATACTTTGTGTTTTCCAAGTTCTATTAGAAGTTGCAGTAGTATCAGGAACACACTCAACAGGAGAAGTTGTAGGATATACAGTTACAACACCACCAGAAGTTGCTGGCATGACACCAGGAATTAAGTCTGCCTGTGACCAAACATTTTGACCACGGGTAAAAAGAGGACTTGAAATTGATTCGTTAGTTGCACCCTTAACAGAATTTACGTCGGTTTTAGCCCTGCCATAACCGACTTTCTTCCAAAGATAATCAACCTTTTGGGTATCTGTAATTGCCATTTTTACCTATAACTCCTAACTTATGCTAAGGCTTGTTATTGATTGACCAGAATTTAATGCGATTCTCACCAAAACAACATTACCAGTAGCATTTGTCATATTTTCTTCACCAAGAGTCATCGTATAAGAACCACTTAATGAAGTGTTTGTCAAAATTCTACTTCCATTATTGGAAGCACATCCATCACTACCATTACCACCTGCACCAGTATTAGAACCAGGAATACCAGAACCAGCATATGTGACACTAGTATTCAACCACTTGTTCAATCCGCTTGTATTATCAATTTGGGTTCCTGGTGCAGCAATCCAACATCCGGCAATACCGGAGGAAGTAATATTAATATTGAAGTTTGCAACAACTCTTCTTCTGAAGGCAAAAGTGAAATACTGAGTTCCAGTATCTCCACTTCTGTCGGGTCCACCAGTCGGCAGATATCCAGAAGAATAATCATTAGTATTATGTTCAATACGTCCATTACCACTAGAACCCTGAATTCTTACAGTTGCTTCCTGTGTTCCCTGCACTCCTGGGTCAGAAGATTCGGTATAAGGATTACTTGTATAGAAATTAGTAGCACTATTGAATGATGGTGTATCTGTGGTTGCTCCACTCAAGTCAAAAATTCTCACACCATCATCGTTATAGGTCTCACCCAAACTAGTAGAAACATCAATTGCTATTTCACTAATACCAGTCTGAGCAGTATTATGAACTCTAATAATAGTAGGAATTGAGGTATTATAAGACCCTGTTCCTTCTACATTCTTTGCTCTTACCTGAATCTTATCAACAGTTTTTACGTTACTAGCAACATTAACTGAAAGGTCTCCGATTGCATAGGCACCACCAACTCCAGTATTTACGTTTGGTATTCCACCCGTAAGCATGGAGGAGGCACCATCAATTTGAGCATATGTATAATCGGTATTATTAATTGCATTAGAAGATGTTCCTTCTAAATTTGTGGCACTATCAACTTCAACAATATTACTCTGATTGGTATAACACTGACCAACCAAATTAGTAATTGTAACTCCAGAAAGTGTAAGAGTGCCACTCGTATAATAAGGAATACCAGAGATATATTTCTTAGAACCTGATGCTTCTGTTAAGGTTGCTCCAGAAACATTCACTACAGGAAATGCCGTAAGATCGTCTTTTACAAAATCAACTCTATTCGTATCTCCAGTTACACTATGAGATAACTTCATGCTATTTGCGCCTGTAGAAATATTGCTAGTATTCTTTGCGACCCTTGCTTTAAATCCTCTTGCAAATCCAGGATAATAAATGCTATTTGCAAATGATACTGAACTACCACCTGCATTCAGAAGTTTATAATCACTCTCAGAATCTACAACAAGACTGGTATATGTTCCACTATTATTAGCAGAAGATAATGTAACATTACCATCATCCACTTCATTAACCAATGCGGTAAGAGTTCCGTTATCTCCATCAAAAGCAAATGTTGTAATCGGACCTGCGGTTACAGTTCCACTTCCACTATCAATACGAACAACACTATCACCAGCACTTAATGTAGTTCCGCCACTTACATTATCGGTAAATCCAGAAGCAAGTCTTGGAGAAGAACCTGTGGAAGAAGGAGAAGAAATTGTCTTAGAACTTAATCCATCAGGATTTGCTGGATTATTATCATAAACCTTCAATAGTTTTGTTGTAGAAGGTTCTGCGGCAATAACAAGAGGATCTGAAAGATCATTTTTAGTTACTTTCAGTAAGACAGTATCTCTTCCTGTAGAAGTGTGAGTAACTGGTGATGTGGTCCAAGTATGCTGAAGTCTATCAGCATTATCTCCACTACCACCCGGTGCAGTTGAAAGAATACCTACCTCATCTGATGTTCCATCCCCCCAATTAATGGTAAATTCTGCATTCATTCCTACTCTATTACAGTGAGTAGTATTGTTATCAAGATATAAAGAATCACCTTCAATTACATATAGATCTTCTCCAGTTAATGCAGAACCACCAGTTAATGTTCTATAAAGTTCAAATGAAGGAACTGGGTTTGGAGTATAAACAACATAACTCCAATCGGAAGTTACTGTGAATGAGGATCCGGCACCAACACCATTTGTATTAAGTGCAGTAACTGTTGGGGTAAAAATTCCACCTTCTCCAGCAGTATTAAAAGTATGATTTACTGTATGATTATCTTCGGATCCGTTAGAAGTCTGAACGTTACCATCACCCCAATCAATAATATACTGATTTGCATTACCAATTGAATCAATTTCAATATCAGTAACTAGAGGATCTCCATCTGTCCTCTGACTCGTTGTCAAAGAAACTCCAGTTACCGCAGTATTCTTAATAATATTAAATCCAAGTTCATTTAAATCATCAATACTATTAACAACAGAAGAGTTGCTAGTAAAAGTATTGAGTGCTCCGGGAGTAACAATATCTCCGTCAGAAGGAGTACCTAATGTAAGTGCTCCACCTTCTCCAAGATAAATTGTAGATCTAGTGGTTCCACGAATCTCCAGTTCATGTCCTGGAGTAAAAATAGTAGTGCCAATACCAGTACGACCAACAACCTCAAGCACTTTAACAGACTCTGTGCTTCCTTCTACACCTATTTTTTGTTGTTGTTGTCTTCCACTAAGGAATCTAATTGGTGCTACCATTTTCTTATATTAGAGGTTAGATGTTTCAAGAACGCTGGCCAAGAAATTCAAATCTGTGGCATTACTACCAAGAATGGATAAACTATCTCCACTTTCAACGACCAATTTTCCAGAAAGAAGATTAGCAGTATCGCTTGGAGGAACTGCTAAATCTTTAACAATTGGAGTTTCTATAAGAGAACCATTTGCGGTTCTCTTATAATTGAAAGTCATATTATGTGTTTGACTTCCAAGATTTGTTACTTGAGATAACAATACAACACCAGTATATCCGCT